CGCCCTCATCAACTGTTAATTGTACATCATCGGCAATGCCGGCGTTGTTGTCGTTGTTGTTGCCATCGTCGGCGCTTGCGCCCTTTCCTAGCTGGTATTCCCTCGCATCCTCGGCATTCACGTAGTTGAGCGACATAAGGCGCACGCCGCGCAGCTCTTCCAAAGGCTCTAGGCCAAACGCAATGCGCTTTTCGTTCTCGTATAGCGTGCCGGTCTGGCCCAACTCATGCACCATCTGCAAGACCTGATTGGTGCTCATGAAAATAAGCTCTTTGGGATAGAAGTAAATGTGATTGTCGTAACCCTGTATCGCGTGTTGCGTGAAGATGCCCTTTGTAAAAGCTTCGCTAAAGTTGATGATAAGCGGCTCCAACACGCGATTGTAAAAGGCTTCGTAAGTCTCAGTAGAGTAATCACCTTCAAGAATAGCCAAAGGCACGCCGAAATGCCGCAAGATTTTATCGTCAATGAACTTGAGCAAATCGGTATCAACGATCTTGATATCTCGTTTGAATTGCACGATCTCGGCTTTGTTGTCTAGTCCAAGAATGCCGCTTTGCGAGTTTGCCAAACGCTGCTCAAACGCCGCAATCTCTGCCGCAATCTTGCCATCGTCCAAGAGCGTGTTGTACTTAACAACGCCGTTGATTGCGAACGATGCCCCTAGCGCCTTGCGCACGCCCTGCAACATCATATGGTTAAGGTTGAGCGTGTCTAGCAGCGCGTCATTGTCGGGTTGCCCCGTCTCATCGCCGCCCATGAAATCGTTGCTAAAGTAATGCGTCTTGATATGTATGACGCTATCGTATGGAATGATATAGCCGCTGCCGTTGGCAAAGAGCAGATCAAGATAAAGGCGCTCGCGCGCATCCTCTAGAAAAGTCACTTGCGTTGGGGAAAGCGGCCAAAGGTTGAGCAGCCGCCCCGCGCTGTCACGCTCCATATAGACAAAGGCGTTGTAGTTTGCAAGCACGCTGTAAGTGATCTTCTCTAGCATGTCGCTCTTTGTCATAACCGGGTTTGGATTCTCTAGAACCTTCTGAATGCTAGAGTCATCAACCGGCGCAACGTCAAGCCCGAACCGGCGCACGTGCCGTGGGTTTAGCTTCTTCATTTCGGTTACGATGCAATAGGCGCATTGCTGCACCACGTCCGACATAAAGATATCGTCACCGAACTGCGAGAAGATAGGCGCTGTGCCGTTGAGCATTCGCGCGTATCGCTCGCCCTCTCGCTGCTTGCGCCAATCGCGCCAAAAGTCGAAAAGTCCCATTTGCCCCTATCCTCTCAATGCGCCCATGAAATCGCCGCGATACCGTCTCAGCATTTCATATGACATTATCAATGATAGCGTGCCGTCAATGCGCTTGCCATTCGCGCCCTTGGCCTTAATCGGCATCACTAGCCCGCTGTCATACACTTTGCAACTAGTATTGCCCAAACACCAATTGTCCAATGCGTTGCCATTGTAGTTTATGAGTCCGTCGCGTAAGTCCGCTTCAACTAGCCGCATAGGCGATGATAGAACATAGCGCGTCTGGTAGACCATTTCGGCATCAAACCCGTATTCGTCCATGCGATTTGTAAAGCTCTTTGCAAAGCGTTGGTCAAAGCCTATCTTGTATGGCCTTATGCCCCATTCCCTGTAAAGCTCTGCGAACCAATCCGCAACAACCGCCGTGTCAACCTCGTTGCCCTCAACGATTCTTATTAGCCCGTCTTTGGCCCATTGCGTGTACTGCGCGCCGGCTTCGCTATCGTCGTTGGCTTCTAGCTTACCTTCCGGCATCCAATACATAGACAGTATGTATTTGGTCTTATCGCCCTTGCGCATCAAAAGCACCTTGGCGCTGCAAAGGTCGGTTGTCTCTGCAAGGTCAACGCCGCCCAAAGCTAGCGCGCCCCTGAAATCCTCAACGTCAAAGCGCTTTGACGTATCTAGCATTTCGGCAGAAAGCCAAACGCTCGCGCTGCTTACCTTGAAATTGAAATCCTTTGCAAGAACAAAGGCGCGCTTGCTCCTAGACTCTCGCGCTTCCTCAACCTTGTCTTTGAGGTATGACCATTTCTTTACGTGACCGATTGACGGATTGCTCTTTTCCCATGCGCGAGAAATGCCGCTTTCGTCGGTGTCCCATACTTCCCGCTCATCGTCTTGCGTGTATAGCCATGGCAGCTTGCGCCGGCTGCTGTCGCTGTCAGTCTCGCCATATATGATCTTGCTGTATTCCTCGCGCTTCTGATCTAGCAAGCCGCCATCGACAAAGCCCTCAGAGCCAAACATGATGATTTTGTATTCGTCCTTCGTTGACGTTGACTGTTGGATGACGGTAAAGATTTCGTTATCCGCTTCCAAGCTCCATACCTCGTCAATGCCGGCAAAGTCGATGTTGCGCCCCTCTTTCTGTCGCGTAGACTCTGACAGCCTGTAGATGTGGCTGTTGGTCGCAAGGCACTTCAAGCCCTTTTGGTTGCGCCATGTGTCCCTGTTGTGTGGGTCAAACTGAACCCGCATCGTGTCGATAACGTCAAAGGCTAGCGCCGCCGTGCCGTCATCGGTGCCGCTGCAAACGATATCCTCACCGGGCTTGCCTAGCAGCATTTCCGAAAAGCCTAAAGCGCCTATCAACTCGGTCTTGCCGCCCTTTCGCGTGATGAGCAAAAGAGACTCAACGAAACGATCAATCCAATCGTTGCCGCTGTCGATTGTCTGCATCTTGAAGCTGAAAAGCGCTTCGATGTATGCCTTTTGCCAAAGCAGCAAAAGAAAGGGCTTGCCGTAGTAAGGCGATTTCGTAAGCTTACAGCCCGTCTCAATAAACATGATCTTTAGGTCTGCCGCGCGCGTGTCGTAACGGTAGCGCTCATCGTCCATGTCTGCTATCAGGTTGTCTAGCTCCGTTGACATGTCCGCGCCGGCCATGATCTCGCCGCGCCTTATGGCATCCCAATACCTATAGAGCCACGTTTCTTCCTTTGGCTTATTTAAGCAGCTCATGCGCACGCTCCAAGAACTCTGCAAGCGGCGAACTGTCACCGTGTGGCATGCGAGACAGAGCAACAGTTACCATCTTCACGCAATTGTTGTACTGCTGCAAAAGCTCCTTGTACTGCCGCGCTGCCGGCGTTGCCTTTTGCTGTGTCGGGTTGTTCGGGTTGACCTTGATAAACGGCAGCTTGCGCAATTCGTCTAACCTTGATTCCAAAAAGGTCATTTCTTCAATTGTCGGTGCCAACAGCGCCTTAATGTCCGGCGCTTCCTCTAGCATGTCTAACAACTGTTGCTCTCGCGTGCTCTCAGCCATTGTCAACGCCCCCTTTTTCCACTTGTAGCCACAACCACGTTTTCTAAATGCGCGTATCTTGCCACCACCACAAACAACGTTTTGCAACTCGCCCAAACTGTTTGCCAAAGTCTCGTTTTGCCGCTTGCGATGAAAGAAAGGGCCTTCCCCTTACAATCCCCTTCGACCGTCTGCCAAATGTGACCGGGGGAGGGCTGGCGCGCTCAAAGACAGACACAAACACGCTTATTGTCTGTCTGGTTGATACCTTTCGAACCAATCATCTATATACTCATTCCATCGGTCTGCCGGTCTGTCGTTGGCTGCTTGCAACCTGTCCTTGCATTCGTCAATGGTCGCGTCAATGAATAGGCAATCGTCGGCACCAACGCGCACCATGAGCCGTTGCCGGTCTGCGACACGTGGCGCGCCCGCAACAACAAACGCCGTGCGCCACTTGCCGGCCCTAGTCCTTACCATGTCGCATAGCTCACCATGCAGCTTGAATACTACCGTCTTTAGGCTGTCGGGCTTCTGGTACCGTGGCAACCCGGTTACGCTCTGCCATATGCTATCCATGTCAACCACGAGATCGCCGCGCTGCATGTTCTCGCGCACCCATGTTGACTTGCCCGACAAAGGCGCGCCATACACCAAATGCACCATGCGCGGCTTAGGCTTCCAACCGCCGTTGCCACCCTGCCACCTGTCGTGCAACTCGTTATGGCACCTGAAATGCACGCACTCACAATTTGCTGGATTAAGTGCAACCAATGCATCATTGACATTTTCCTCTGTCAATGGCTGCTTGTGATGCACAACCAAGTCATACTTGCGAACGATTGGCTTGCCGCAATGAGCGCAAAGCACCAACCCTGTTGTTGGGTCGGCGCTCTGCGACACAAACACCGCTCTAAATCTTTCCCACTCACGCGAACGGTAGAACTCGTTTAGCGTCACCATTTCACAGCACCATGAACGGCACGCTTATGTCACAAGGTGCCAAGTTGTTTACGCTGTTGTTTATCCAAATGTAAACGCCGCCGTCCGTATCGACGCGCACAACGATAGGCACTTGCCAACCACCACCATTGTTATAAAACGCCTTTGACATGCTGTAAGCCCTCTTTGCAATGGCAACGCCGGCAATTGTGCCAATGCGCCACCACCAAGAGCCGGTATCGGCGCTTATCGTCATGCGGCCCGTAAGCACGCCCATCATGCCGCGCGCAACGCACCGCATGCCGTCAAGCGTGATAGAACCTGCGCCAATGCTAGACTTCGTAAAGGTGCCTACCGTCTCGCGCCCCATGTTGCCTAGATCATACGTGCTCTTATCGCCGTTGAATCCGTATGCCATGCTACGCACCTTCCCCCACGACATACAGCATGCTAATTGCGTGCGTCTGTCCCTTTAGACTGGCATAGTTGACCTGCACGCGCACTACGCCGCTAGCGTCAATCGTGACCGGCATTGACATTACATCATCTATGTCAATCGCAACGCCGCCCGCCGTCGCTGCCGGCTTGTAATCCTCAATGGTGCCAATTGTCAGCCAAAGCGGCAGAGATTGCGAACCAAACGCCGGCTTGAATGTGCCGGCAATGCAAGCAATTCTACCCTCTTTCCATACGCTAATGTCAGCCGCCGAAACGCCATTGCTTGCGCTAATGTTAGGCGTGAATGTGCCGGCAGCGCCGCCCATGTTCTCCAAGTCGAATTGGCTCTTGTCATCGTTGAATCCGTATGGCATTTCTAAAACCGCCCTTCGTTAAGCCGCCTTTGCAGCGCCTTTGCCGTCTCTCTACCTAGATAGCCGTCTTGCGTTACTCCAAGACGCTTCTGCATCTTGGCAACCGTCTCAGGCCCCATGTAGCCGTCAATAGTGGCACCAACGACCTTCTGAACCGCGCTAACGAGCTGCGAACCGCCGCCCGTGTACTCAATCGCATATACTGCCGGCAGATATGGCCTGTCCCACTCTGATTGCCCGGAAATGATGCCGTCTGCCGTGGTACGCATCACCTGTTGCCATCGCTTGACCGTCTTGAAGCCAACAGCGCCGTCAACGTCAAGGGCCTTTGACTTGTTTGTGTCGGGCTTTTTCGTCCCTGCCGTGTATGGTGGTCTGATCACGCCGCAAACCGTCGAAAGCGCGCGCGTGCGCCTTGCAACGATGCCGTTTGACGTGTTGCCCTCGATGGTCTGGTAATAGCCGCCCTTGTTAAGCTCAATGAAGCCCACATGGTCTGTCTCGCCGCCGTCCCAATCGAAAAACACGATATCACCCGGCCTTGCTTGCGAGTAGGCAACCGCTAGACCCGCGCGCCGTGCTGCCGTCAAGATCGTCGGGCAATAGGCACCGGGAAAGCCCGCGCAAGCTTGCCTTGCCTGATTCAGCACCCAACTAACGAACATGGCACAGTATGGCACGCCACTTTGACCGTAATAGCTTTCGTGTGTGATGCCGGCAAACCAACGCCCGTACTTCGTGCCGGCCTTTGGGTCATCCCACCGGCTGTAACCAATCTGTGATGCCGCGATCTCTAGCACCTTACTTGCCGTTGCCATCTTGCTTCACATCCTCAATAGGCGCAATGTCCTTTTCGTCGTGCGTGTCCTGATTGAGCAGCCTTTCCTTTTCCTCATCTGTCAGCTTCATCACCAATCGTCCCTTTCCATGTGCTCTTTCCTTAGCTGCAATTCCTGCTTTCTAACCTCAAGCTGTGCAGGGTCATTCGTCCATCCCTCGTCTTTCGCCCAATGCTTTAGCAAGATCATTGCGCTTGCAGGGTCGGGCAATGCTTGCTTGCGAACCGTTACCGTCTTGCTGTAACCGTCGCTATCTTCCGTCTTGGTCGTTTCTTCGTAGACAAAGCCCGTTGCGCGTTTGTAAAGAGCTGCTTTGATTTCCATGACCGGCACGCGCCGGCTTTCTTTTAGCAATTCCCGAAACTCACGATATTTGTCCTTGTATCTATAGAAAGCGCTGGTAGACACTCCAAGCAGACTGATAATCTCCTTGTCGGTCGTGCCTATCTCGCACCACTTGCGTATCTCATCGAAACGCGGCCTAACATGAGTGAAGTACTTATCTTTAGCCATCGTTGGCCCCCCTGCTTTCTATGTTGCCCCCAATCATAGCATTGCCATTCCTGCCGGTTACGGCATCCCAACACATGCCGCACCAACCAACGCTAATGCACTCATAACAAGCGCTTTGGGTGAAATCGTCCCTACCCTGCGCATCCTCAAAGAGACGATCACAAGCAAGATTTAACTTACGTATAAGAGCCGGTGTTACGTTCTTAGGCAATCCCATGTTTCTACACTTTCAACAGAGTTATCAACACTAGCCAATGAAACGTATAGAATCCCCCTCACAATGTGGCCGGTTTCGGCTGTCGGTCGGCGCTTGCGTTGCGTGGCGCAACGCCGCCCGTGTGCGTGGGGAACCGTGTTGCCCACAATTGTAACCATGCTGTCAAGTCCCCCGCTTTTCAACAATCGGCAGGTCAAAGGCCGATAATTTCTTATGTAAAGTTAACTTTGCCCAAAACTGCGCGAAATCTACATAAGACATTCGGCACGAAAAAAGGCCCCTGCACGTCTGCAAAGGCCCCACCTCGCACGTCTGCAAGGAATTTTCGCGCATGCACGCGCTAGCTAACGCCATGCGCCGTCAATAATCATGCGTCATCGTTGCCCCCTTGCCCC